CCCCGCCCCCCCCGCCGCCCCCCCCCCCCCCGCTTCCCGGGTTGTGGTTGTGCGATCAGGCCGTCTGGACGTTCACCTGAGCCTGATGATATTCGGGCTTCTTCTTGCGGGACTTGACCGTTCCCAAAGACTCTTCGAGCGCTTTGGTGGCCTTCTCACAAGCGGGACCCTTGAACCCGACGGCTTCGATGGTGACCTCACCGTCGGCGGATACTTCGAGGATGACTTTCTTCATGTGGTTTGCGGTTGAATTAGTAGCCTGTGACGTGGAGCTGGATTGCGCCGTTCTTGCCGGGGACCCGCTTGGTGAAGAGTCCCTTCTTGCGGGCGTCCATCGCCGCCTTGTTCAGAGTGTAGCTCTGGACGAACTTCCCCGCGGTCTCGCCGCCGAGGGCTGCGAGGATCGGTCGCCCCTGAGTGCCGAAGAAGTCGAACATCAGGGTGTAGCCCTGGGCGGGAGTGCCGTCCGGGTTGCGGGCCTTGACCACACCGACTTCCCACGTCGAACCGGGGATGCCGATTGCGTGGGTGCATTTGCCGAGGTCGGCCGCGGTGAACCCGGCCGGGACTTTGTAATCCCCGACCGATGAACCCCACCATTTGTAGGTCTGCTGATTCTCTTTGAATTCCAGACCGAGTTCCTTGCAGGTCGCCTTGACGGCTTCCATGTCCTTCAGGACCGTTTTGATTGCGCAGACGTGACTCATATGATTTGGTTTTGCTTTGAATGTTGAAGAACTCCGCGCGGTGCCAGCCGCGCGGGGTTCGGGTTGTGCGAGTTACTTCTTGGCTTCGAGTGCCGCCAGACGCTTCTCGAACTTGGCGAGTTGATCCTTCGTTTGCTTGTCGAAGCTTGCGGCATCCACCTCGAACTCGAACTCCCCTGCGTCCATGATCTCCTTGACCACCTGAATGATCAGGAGCCGGAGTGCGGGATCGCCTTTGCCGGGCTTCTCTTTCGGGGTCGGCGTGTTGGGTGCCGCCTCGATCTTGCGCTTGTTGCCGTTGCCGATGGGCTTGGTCGTCTTGGTTGTGGTTTCAGTAGCCATACGATTCCGATTGGTTTTGGTTTGTGTTTGTTTCTGCGGTGCCAGCCTGCGGTTAGTGCTTGCTGGACTTCCTGGCGAGTTCCCACCCGCCCCGATGGTTGCGGGCATACACGGCACCCTTGGTCGCCTTGGTGCGGTTACGGGTGAGGAAGAAGAACTTGGGGCCGTGCTGTTCGATCCAACACCCGTGGTTGGATGCGGCTTCGATCATCTCGGAGAGGGTCAAAGCGCGATTGACTTTGCGGGTCGGGAGTCCCTTGCCGATGTCGATTCTTGCGTGCTCGTACCGGGTGGACTCCGGGGTCATGTCCCAATCGCCTTTTTCAAAGGTATGGTCAACGAGGTCACGGCCGAGGATTGCGAATTCAGACTGAGTGAGTTTCATGGTTTGTGTTTTGCGTTTCAGAACCGCCGGGCAAGACGTGAGTGTCTTGGTGCCCGCGGCTCTGAAGTCAGAACACGAAACGCGGCGACGGCTCGCTTGGACATTGAAGGGCGATTTGATACCTGCGGGGAGGAACCGGCTTCACGGTTCGTTGTCTCGTCCCGGTCGGGACCGTCGTGGATTTTACAACTTGGGCGAATGCTCCGATGAACCCCGGTGCCACCAAACTGCGGTGGCTCAGAACCTTCATCGGTTCGCTACGGGAAGGGTTTCGCTTTGGTGACTAACGATTCGCTCGAATCTCCTGCGGGTTCCGTATCTTTCCAGCTTGCGGCCTCTCGGCTCACGAACCTGCGTCGGTGTCTTCGCTTATTCCCTCGCCCCTCACGGGGCTGCGCCTCTCGGCTTCCCTTGGCGTCTGGCTCGCCTGCGGTTCCAGCCCTGCGGAGGTCGCTTTGTTGCTTTCGCCTGCGCCCCCGCCACTGCCGCGCTCCCGGGTTCCTTCTCTGGGGGCGGACCCTCGTTTCCGAGTCCCGCGCGCATCCCTCTGGTTCGGCCACCCGCGCCGGTCTTTTCGGTCCCGCCCCTCGCGCCGTCCCCTAACCGAACTGACAGAATCAATATACATTACGTCATACAGAATGTCTAACTTTTTAATCATACCACAAACTCAGTAATTACCGAGTTTCCGGCCCCGGGAAGGCCGGATTCGTTGGCCTTTGAGGGTTCGGCCAGCGTCGAGATCACCCTTGGAATCCACGAGAGATTCGGGCTTGCCCCTGCGGTGCCAGCCGCGCCACGTTGCGCACCATGATGGCATCCGATCATCCCGCAGGCGGGGTGGGCCGAGCTGGGCGAGCGGCCCGCGGGCGTCCGAGGCGCGGAACTGGCGGGCGACTCAGCGCATCGCAGTTGCGAGCACGACGGCGTGCCGCGTCTCCTCCGAGGCGACGTCGCGCCCGATAAGATTTTCCCGGGAGCGCTCCTGCGGTGGGAGGGAGCCCGGGCAAAGAAAGGAAGGTGAGAACGTATGGCTTCTGATCATGCTGCCGCGGGTGGCGGCGGGGGCGGACGCGGCCGAGGCGGCCGAGGACGCGCGCGAGGTCGTGCTGCTGCGCGCGGCCGGGGTCGTGGACGCACTGTGACGGTGCGGGCTCGACGCCGGGCCAGGTAAGTTTGCGGCACGGAGGCGCGCGTGGGGAATTCGGTTTTTACCGATTCGTTCCGGCTTCTCGAAGCGCGCGCTTCCGTGCGTTCTGAAATCGCGGTGGCCTTCTCCGGGGGTAAGGATTCTCTCTGTGTGCTGGATATGTGCGCGAGGGTGTTCAAGACGACCCGCGCTTTTTTCTTCTACACAGTGCCCGGGCTGGAGGTCTGCGAAGCCCCGCTGCGGACGGCCCGTGAGCGTTACGGGATCGAGGTTGTCCAGTTCCCACACTGGGCGGTCCTGAACGAGATGGTCAATGGACGGTGGCGGAACGGGTCGCGGATTCTGGACGGGACGCCGGAACTGAGTTTGCGCGACGGCTACGCCTACGGGATGCATCTGTGCGAGGCGCAGCTTTGCGCAACGGGGATGAAGGAAGCCGACGGGTTGAGACGGAAGCAGTTCTTTGCGCGCACGACCGTCAATCCGTTCTGGCGGGACTGCGTGATGCATCCTATCCGGGCATGGCGGAAGCGTGATGTGCTCGACTATCTGAAAGCGCACCGGCTCACACCCCCGCCGATGCCCGCGGGTTGTGTCACCAGCGGGGTCGGGCTCGATCAGGGGACGGCGCTATGGCTACACGACTGCCACCCTGAAGACTGGAAGAAATACCTGAAATGGTTTCCCTATGCGCAAGCGACGATCTACAGACGAGAGTGGCACGGCATCGGCCGGCGCTACGACATCCCCGGGGGTGTCAACGTTCCAGCGCTTCACGACGGCTGAAGTTGAGCGGTCGAGCCTGCGCAACGCGCCCTACAATCCCAGGCAGATCACCGATGAAGCGCGGCGACGGTTGCGCGAGACGATGGAACGGGTGGGGCTGGTCGCGCCGGTCGTATGGAACAAGCGAACCGGGAACATCGTCAGCGGGCATCAAAGAATCCGGCAGTTGGACGCTCTGGAGAAGGGAACCAACTACCGGCTCACGGTTGCGGTGGTGGACGTGGAGGACGCGAAGGAACGGGAGCTAAACATCCTGCTCAACAATGCGGAGGTAACGGGGGATTGGGACCTTGAAAAGCTGGAGGAAGTCCTGGCGTTCGACGGGCTGGAGGTGCTGAGCACGGGCTTTGACGACGCCGACCTGTTGCGGCTCTTCGATTCCGGCATGGCGGGTGCGGAGAAGGAACGGCACGAGGTCATTGCGGGGCAGATCGCGACGATCCACGGGGCCTACGAACGGCTGAACGAGGCGACTGCGGAAGCCGACGACGACGATTTCTATGCGGTGCTGGTCTTCAAGAACCATGCCGAGCGACTTGCGTTCACACAGGGTCTCGGGTTGAACGATGACAACCGCTACGTGGACGGCCGGATGGTGACGAAGCTACTCGGTGAACTGCGGGACAAAGAGTCCAAGCTTCCCGGGGCATCTGCGGAACCCGAGGCGGACGGGGCTGGCCAGGACCCAGCCGACGGGGCCGCAAAACCACGGTGAGGAATGATCGCGGACGCAGTCTTTAAGAATCACGCGGCCGATGACGCCACCGTAAAGAAGCTTCTCTGTAGGGACCGGGTAACCAAGGAATTCTTCCGCCGCATCGAGATCGTCCCGCTTGGCCTTGGTCGTGCCTGCGTGAATCCAGAGCGGGCCGCGGTGGTCTGTTTCCCAACTGCGATTCTCAATATCCTTCGCCCCGGACACGATCAGCCATGCCCAAGGTTGTCGGATTGAGAGAGCTACCATATACCCCGAAAGACTAACTCCGTGTCCGACAGCGCCAACATAAAAAGTTCTGCGGACTCCATCAATATAGAGACGCTCGCCAAGGGCGTTGTGCGGAGGAATCTCTTCAACCTCGCGCAGAAGGTTCGTGACGGTCAGACGCTTACCGCGAGCGAGCTTTCGATTGTGACGGCCGCGGCCGAGCCGGGCTTCGACGGTGACGGTGGAGCTATCGCGTTCGCCCGGGACAAGCAGATGTTGGCCCGCGCGCTGGGGGTCACCCCGCCGACGATCACCAAGTGGTGCAGGCTGCGGGGCAACCCGGGCCGCAAGGAAAACGGCGAATACGTGGTGGCGGCATGGAGGACCTGGGCGAAGGAGACACGGCGCAAGATTGCGGAGCAGACGCCGGATCAGACCGCCCTGCGCGCGGCGAACATCGTGCTTCAGAACGAAAAGCTCGAACACCAGTTGAAGGTGATGCGCCGCGAGGTCGTGCCGATGCGCGAGGTGGAGACCCTTGGAGGTGCCTTGGGCTTTGCGATCAAGCGGGTGGTGACGACGATTCACATGCTGGCCCCGACCTTGGTTGCGATGACGGTGGCCGAGGCCGAGGTGCTGCTGCGGGAAAAGGAAGACGAGATCATGGAACAGTTGCACACACTGCACGCCGGGATTGCGGATTTGAAGGTGCCCAAGAGCGAAGAGGTCAACGGAGAATAAAATTATGATTGGAGACATCTCTGATTCAGCAGAAGAAACCTACACGCACATCCTGCGGGTCCACGAGTTTATGACAAAGGTTGCGCATGAACTTGAACTACGAGCGCTGCATCACGATCAATCAAAGCTTAAAGAGCCGGAAAAATCAGCCTTTGATGCCCTAGTCGGCCGATTGCATGGCGTCACCTACGGCAGCGAGGAATACAAACAGACGCTCAGGACGGTGCTGGGTCCGGCGCTAAAGCATCACTATGCGGTCAACTCTCATCATCCAGAACATTACGCAAACGGGATCGCCGGGATGAGCCTGCTCGATCTGGTCGAAATGTTTTGCGACTGGAAGGCGGCGACTGAGCGGCACGCAGACGGCAGCTTAGAGAAGTCCATCGAGCACAACAAGGATCGCTTCGGCATTGACTCACAGCTCGTCTCAATTCTGGAGAACACCCGCAAAGAGATGGGTTGGTGATGGAAGCCCTGCTGCGAGGATTCACGGAGGCGACGCGCCCGCCGGACAGGCGGCCGCCGTGGCTTTGGTGCGAGGAACACGTCGTTGTCGATGAGACCTCGCCGTTACCGGGACGGTGGCGAAGCAGCAACTCCGTGTGGGTGCGGGGGCCGATGGAAGCCGCCATCCAACCCGAGGTTCGCCGGGTTGCGGTCAAGTGTTCTGCGCAGAGTGCGAAGACTCAGACCATGATGAACCTGGGGTGCTGGGCGATTGGTGAAGAGCCCGGGCCTGCCATGTGGGTGATGGCCGCGAAGGATGAGTCCCGGGATTTCATGCGCGACCGTATCCTGCCGACCTTCCGCAAGTGCAAGCCGGTGTGGGCCAAGCTCGCTGCGCTGGAAGGGATGACGTTCGTGTTCGACTCGATGCCGTTCTACTTCACGGGTGCGCACAGCAAGTCGAAGCTACAGAGCAAACCGATCCGCTGGTTGTTTCTCGATGAGGTGCGCAACTACCCGCCGGGGTCGCTGCAACTGGCACTCAAACGCACACGGGCCTTCTGGAACGCGAAGGAGTTCATCATCTCGACGCCGGACCAGAAGGGCGACGATGTGGACGTGGAATTCATCGAGGGCACGCAGGAGACATGGCACATCTGCTGTCCGAAGTGCGCCAAATGGCAACCTCTGGTTTTCGGGATGCTCAAGTGGGATGCGAACGAAGAGACCCGGCCGGCCGCGGAGTATAGCTTTGACCGGCTCGCCCTGACGATTCGCCTGCAATGCGGCGGCTGTGAGCATTTCTGGACGGACACCCCGCACGAGCGGCGCGAGCTGGCGATGAAGGGGAAGTTCATTGCGCTTCAACCCAACGCACCGAAGCACCGACGGAGCTTCCACTGGAATGCGCTGTTGCCGACGTGGATTTCCTGGCGCTCGCTGGTCGAGGAATACCTCGGTGCGGTGCGCTGTGCGCGGGCCGATCCGCCGGACCTTGAGCCGTTCAAGAGTTTCTACAACGAGTCACTTGGCGAATCGTGGGAGGACAGCCTGGGCGTCGTTGACGACTATGATTTTCTGGAGCAGCGCAAGGGGAGCTACGATTTCGGGGAAGTGTGGGCTGAAGAGAAGGCGCGCTTCATGGCTGCGGACAAGCAGGCGGAAGGAGGGGAACACTACTGGTATGTGGTGCGGGCCTACGGGCCATTGGGAAAGTCGCGCCTGATTGCCTATGGCCGGGTGGAGACTCAAGAGGAACTGGAGGAATTGCGCAAGGGTTACAACGTCCCGTTGGCCAACGCGATGTTGGACTCCGGTTACCGCGCGAGCGACGTGTATCGGTGGTGCAACAAGACCGGCTGGAAACCCTTTCAAGGGACCAACACCGATCTTTTCACGGTGACCGCGGTGGACCCGCAGACGAGGCGAGCCGAGGTGGTGCGCCGGTTGTGGCACAAATCCGCGGTGGACCCGGCCTTCGGAACGCACCGGGAAAAGCGCCAGAAGAACCTGCGACCGGCACGCTCGATCAGCCTCTACCGCTTTGCATCGGAGACGACGAAGGACCTGCTGGCCGAGTTTATGATGGGGTTGGTGGGCGAGTGGACGATTCCGGCGAGGGTCGGCCGGGACTACCTGGCGCAGATCACGGCTGAACGACGGGTTGCGATCACGGACACCAAGAACCGGACACGCTACGAGTGGCGGCAGGTTCGCCGGGCCAATCACCTTCTGGACTGCGAATTGATGATCATGGTGGCGGCCGTGATCACCAAGCTCGTCCAGAGCGGGGTGGTGCGGGTGCCCGCGGCGGCAATAACGCCCGCTTAGGTGTGAAGTGCGATTGCAGTCCGTGGATGTTGAAGGCGTTCATCCGGTGGGCCGTTGCGGAGGCACAAAGGCTTGGTCCTCCCGCGACCCCGAAGAGCGTGCTTGAAGCCATCCTTTTCGGACGATTCACGACGGACGTTCGCAACGGCAAAACGGTCATCTCGACTTCCGAGGCGGGCGGTTCGGTGACCTTCAGCTTTTCGGACTCGCTCTCTCCGTCCGACATCATCGCGGTAGCTGAACAGGCTCTTGAATGGCTGGAATCGCAGCCCGACCCGGACAATCCCGACATGAGCGGGCTGGCGCGGGTGAAGCGTCTGCGAGCGGCCTTTGACCGGATGGTGCCGCTATGACACGGGCCGAGCTGTCGGAACTGACGACCGGAGAGTTGCTGCGCCGCCTGAGCCGGTCGCACGCCCGCGCGTCTCGCAACGGGCATCCTCCGAGAGTCCGCAACCTGATGGCGCAGGACCCGCCAGTTCCGACACTCCCCCACTCGGGCGGGCCTACGGGGCAGTTCGAGGCATTGGCCAACTCGCCCAACCGCACGCCGATTCCGGCGATCTACTTCGATGCGCACCGGCTGGTCGATGAATACAACTGGCTCGACACGCTGGGCCGCGAAGCTCTGGCGGGTCTTGCCCGATTCGTGGCCGACAACTACCCGACGGCCGGGTATGCGCTGGACCTGATTGCGAACTACTCGGTGCCGGTGCTGCCCCGGGCCGCCAGCCTCGATGCGCAATGGAACAAGGATGCGGAGGTGTTCTTCGACACCTGGGCGGAGAATGCGGATTACACGCGCCGCTTCGACTTCGAGACGCTGCAACGGCTGGCCTGCTTCGCTCTCGACGTGGACGGGGATGTCGGGGTCGTGATGCAGGAGGGGCCGGACGGGCTGCGGCTTCGCTTCGTTCCCTGCTGGCGGATCGGCCAGCCGCGCAATTCGAGCACCGGGCCACGCAACCACGACGGGGTGATCGTCAATGCGGACGGGGTCGTGACCGGCTACGAGGTCGTGATTACGCGAAACGCGCAAGGGGTGGTCGCCCCGCAAGTCTATTCACCCAGTGAGTTTCTGCTGCTCTATGAACCTGAAAGGCTGGAACGCTATCGAGGACTTTCTGCTCTACGTCGCGGTGCGAATGACATCCGCGATCAGAACGACATCAAGGCGTTTGAAAAGGTGGCGGCGAAGATCGAATCCGCCTTCGGTGCCGTGATCCAGTGCGCGGCCCCGTTAGCTGCGGATTGGGAGAACCCCGAGGCACCGTCGCCCGGGATGGCGAATGCGCCGATACCAAAGAGCATGTCGGTCGCCCAGTTGTTCGGCGGCGAAATCCCGGTGATCGACGGTGAGTTGAAGCAACTCACCAGCACGCGGCCAGGTGAAAACAAGTTGCTCCTTCTCGATGTGCTGGCGGGTCAGTTCGTTTCCGGGTTGGGCATCCCGCCAGCCTTCTTTCTCGATGAAAAGCTGACGGGACCGAATCAGCGCGGGGTCAACGGCAAAGCCCAGCGGAAGTTTGATCGGCGCAAGAAGATCATGGCCAAGCTGGCCCGCTGGACGTGGCTGCGGGTGATCGGGCAGGCGATTGACGATGGCGTCATGCCATCGACGGAAGGCTGGCAGCGCACACGCTTTCAGGTGCCGAGCCTCATCACCATCGACATCGGGGACCAGATGCAGGCTGACCGCGAGGCTGTGGCTGCGGGCCTGATGTCGCTCCAGAGGTATCACGGGAATGCGGGCCACGACTGGCAGGACGAGTTCGATCAGGTGCTTGCGGAGGACGACTACCGTTTCGATGCGTTACGCGAGCAAGCCGCGCGGACGGGAGTGCCGTTCGAGGCATTGTTAATGCGCCACGGGTTCACGCTGCCACCGCCCAAGCCCGCGCCGCAGGGTGCGGGTGCTGGCAGGAGCGGGGGAGGTCCCGCTGCCAGCATCTACTACTCGCTCAATGACGGCCAATGGGAGCGGGTCGAAACGAATTGGCCCCAGGGCGAAGAAGCCTACCGGGCGGATCAGAGACGGCAGAAAGGCAAGTTTGCGGACGAGGGCAAGGGGGACAAGGGCCGGAGCGAGCGGGCCAAGGCAACGCACAAGACTTCGACACGGGAAAAGCAGCAGCGGGCCGAAGGCGAGCAGAAGCGTCTTGCCGGTGCGGTCGGCGGGCGCAACGACGGGGACAACCTGCCGTTCGACATTCGCAAGGGTCGGCACGGGATCGAGGTCAAGACGGTCATGGACAACAAGAACGACAAAGTGACGATGCATCCCGAGGCGCGGCGGCGGAAGGAGCGGCAGGCCAGAAAGGAAAAGCTCGTGGTTCACACGGTCGTGATCGACGTGCGGGGCGGGCAGCGTCGGTATCTCTACAAGGCCGGGGTCGGCGCGTTTCGGCTCAGTTCGATGGAGGAAGTGTCACTTGCGGGGCTGAAAGGAAAATTCAAATGAGCTGGCATCTGGTGGACAAGGACGGGTTCGTGGGCGATTTCGCGACGAACGTGGGCATCGTGGAACTGCGCAAGGTCAAGGAAGTGCCGGCTGCGCTCATCCGGTTTCTCGACGAGGGCGAGGCGGACGAGAAGCTGGTCGAGCAGATGATTGAAGGGTGCAAGGGCAAGGAAGGGCTCAGCTACATTGCGGATTTGTTGGAGGGCGTGAATCCGCCAGTGACCCTCACCGATGGCACGGACGATCCGCACGCGGAGGAAGTCGAGCACACATGAACTCGCTGATTGCGCGGCTTCTGACCGACATCCCGCTCATTCACCCGCCGGTTGTGCAAAGCTGGTGGGTTGAAGACCCCAACCGGACGGCTGCGGCCAAAGCTTTCGGGGAAGCCATCGGGATGCTGCTGCGGGACAACGCGGCCGACGATGTGGTGGCCGAGTCGCCGTTCAAGAGGGCGATCCGCGCGATGGT